AGGTCGCCGCGGCGGTCATGTACTTCGGCGACTGGTCGAAGATCGTCGTTGCCGAGTGGGGCACGCTCGAGATCGACACCAACCCGTACGCCAGCTTTGCGGCCGGCATCATCGGTGTTCGGGCGATCTACAGCCTCGACATCGGCGTTCGCTACCCGGCGGCGTTCTCTCGCGCGGCCTCGATCACCTAACCGGAGCATCAGCAAATGGCACTCAAGCAACAGACCGTCCAGGTCACGAAAGCCTTTCGCCACCGAGGCGAAGACCTGGGCGTGGATTCGGTGGTAGTCCTCGATGCGGCGCTCGCGCGCGAAATGCGCGATGCGAAGCGGTGCGAGTTCGTCGAGAGCAGCACGAAGCCTGTGGTCGTGCCGCTCAAAGCGAAGGTCAAGAAACCGACGTTCGAGGATCAGCAGCGGGAGGCGCTCGCGATTCAGGCGAAGCAGATCGAAGCGCTCACCGCGGCGACAGCAACGCTTGCCGATGTCGCGGAGAAGCTCGCGGCGGCGCTCAGCAAGAAGGGCAACAAGGAGTAAGCACATGTTGAACCACGTACTGGAATCGGCCACGGTCACCAAGATCGCGGCCTCGGTCTCGGCCGCCGCTACGGCCAACGCGTCGATCTGGTCGCCGGCGATCCCGCCCAGCGAGGGCATCGTGCTGCTCGTGCTGAGCGTCGGCATCATCACTGGCACGCTCGACTTCACGTTCACGACCAACACGGCCGCGAGCGACTCGGGCGCGAGCGCGATAGTGCCGATCGGCGGCACGATCGCGCAGATCACGACGTCGAACGACGACGCCGTGTACGTTGCGGCCTTCCCGGCCACGGCGTTGCGCGGCTTCGTGAAAGTCGTCGGCACGATCGGCACGGGTCCCGCGCTGATCAGCTACTCGATGATCACGATCCCGAAGTACGCCTCGTAGGTGTTCGAATCCGAAGCCGACCGCCTGGCCATGCTCCAGGCGGTCGGCGGCGAGGAATTCGACACCGGCCAGGCTACGCGCCTCTGGGCCGTCTTCGACATCCCGGCCATCGACAGCGAAGGCCTCATTCCGGTGAAGAGCCGGAAGCCCGAGCTGTCCTGCCGTGATTCGGACGTCGCCGCCCACAGCCTGATCAAGGGCAGCCCGCTCGTGCGCGTGTCGACTGGCGTCCAGTACCTGGTGCGCGAACTCGAGCCCGACGGCACCGGCATGACGGTGGTTCGCCTTGGCACATAGGGCGGACCAGGTCGTCGACGCGATCGTCACGGCGATCGACACGGCCGTGAAGCCGAAAGGCGTGCATGTCTTCGCCCACCGGCGCCTGACGCTGCTCGCCGACCAGGACGAGCTCCCGGTGATCTCCGTCGACTTCGGCGAGGACAATCCCGCCCAGGAGCTCACCGGCGCCTACTTCGATAGCCTGCTGAGCTGCCAGATCACCGCCGTCGCGGTGGCGCGCGAGGAAGCCGATCTGAAGACCGAGCTCCTCGACCTCCGCCGGCGGATCCATGTCGCGCTGATGGCCGACCGAACCCTCGGCCTCAGCTTCGTCGTGAACACACATTACGGTGGCACCGAAGCGCCGCAGATCGATGCCTCCGTCGACCCGATCGTCGGCGAGCTCGTGTCGGTCTGGAACGTGTACTACCGCATGAACATCGCGGACCCGGGAGATTGACCATGGGATCGAGAACCCTGCAGCCGGACGATCCGGAGGCGAAGCCCTACGAGGACCTGCGCAAGGAAATCGAGGAGCACGATCGGCGCGTGAAGGCTGCGCGTGTACACAAGCCGGCCCCGCAACTGGAAGAGAGTGAGGAGAAGCAGTAATGCCTGGTTACTCAGTACGCCAACAGGGCATCTTCGCCGAGATCGAGGCGGTATCCGGCACGGCCGAGACGATCGTCGCCGCGGACGCGCTTCTGATCGAAAACCTGACGTTCAACCCGGCCGAATCGATGAGGATGATCGAGCGGAATTCGATCAATTCGAGCCTGAATCCGCGTAAGTCGATCTACGGCGGGTCGCTGCTCGGCTTCCAGTTCGACGTTGAGCTCAAGGGCTCAGGCACAGCCGGTACGGCTCCGCAGGCGCTCGGGGATCTCCTCCGGGCCTGCGCTCTCTCGGAAACCATCGTCGCAGTGACGTCCGTCACCTACGCCCCGCTCTCGGACCTGAGCCTGCACGAGAGCGCCACGATCGCACTTCGGCAGGGCAGCAACTACCGGATCGCCCGCGGCTGCCGCGGCAATGTTTCCTTCAAGTTCCCGACCGGGGACATCTGCAAGGCCCACTTCAACATGGTCGGGCACATCCAATCCGAAGCACAGACGGCGGCGCCGACACCGACATTCCAGGCCGGCACGCCACCGGCCTTCATAGACGTCGCATTCACCGTCGCCGCGGCCGAGTTCCCGATCGCCGAGCTTGCCCTCGACCTGCAGAACAAGATTTCGATTGCCCCGGATCCGAACGCCACTCAGGGGTTCGGAGAGGTTCGCGTCACCGGCCGCACTTCGCAGCTCACGCTGGACCCTGAAGACCAAGGGATCAGCACCAAGGACTGGGTCGGCATCATGCGCGCCGGAACAAGCCAGGCAGTCGCCACTGGCACCGTAGGCGGAACGGCCGGAAATCGGTTCGCGCTCAGCGTGCCTCTGGCGTACGAGCGTCAGCTTGCCTTCGCAGATCGCGAGGAACTCGTCATCGCGCAGATCACAATGGGTTGCGAGGACACGAACGGCACGAATGATCTCGCGCTCGCCTTCACTTGATGGCGTAGCCGCCGCGACTCACGTCGATCAACGCGAATACGAACATCGCCGATCCGACCTGGCCTGGCAGCAGCCTGCTGCTCAGGATCCCGAAACCCTCGTAGAGACCGTCCTGCGTACTGCAGTGAAACAGGTCGAGCTCGAGGAAGTAGCCGTACTGCCCGATGTCGTTGATCGCGCCGTTCACGATGCAGCCTGCTCCCTGACCAAACACAGTGCCGTCCTGCCGAACATCGAATGAGATTGCACCTCTCATGTAGGCCGAGGTATAGACGCCGCGAAAGTCTCCAGTCGCAAGCGCAGCATTATTCACGCGTTGGCCGGTGAACGTGTGAGCGATGCCGTCAATCGTCATGCTCACGAGCAGGTCTGGCGCGGCTGACAACGCAGTCACTATCAGAGCGCGATCCTGCCCATTGTTGTAGTCGTGAAACGTTCCGCTACGTAACGGGCCTGCACCTTGAGTGTCTGCGGTAAGTGCCGCCATGGCATCACGCTGCCCGGATCCTCCGGCCAGAAAGAGCACACAAGAGAAGTCCCAGCGATCGCCACGACGCTCGTCAGTGACTCGACATACGGTTTCGTGATCTAGGCCAGAACGACGCATCGTCCCGAACCAGACGCCTTCCGTGCTCGCCGCCGCCGCAGGCGGTGGCGGTGGCGGAGAAGCAGCCGGCGATGGAGGGGATCCGCCGCCGCCACAACTGGCGACGAGCAGCACGCAACACGCCACCAGCAGCCTCATCGTTTCACGCCCCAACGACAGGAGAAGAAGGGCCACTATGCCAACTCTGAAAACAAAACTCACTCCGTTCTGGTACGAGCCGGAATTCCAGGGCGACGACAAGGTCAAGTTCCGCCTGCGCCCGCTGACCGAGAGGGACATGATCGAGCTGCAGGAATTCTGCGGTGCGAACGGCTCCCTGACAGCCAGGGCGCAGTATGAGGCCGGGATCAAGGCGATCACGGCGGCTGAAGGGTTCAGGGACGAAGAGGGAGAGGAGCTCCGGTGGCCAGGTTGCGCGCCTTATGTTGACAGAAACCTGATCACCCAGGCTGGCTTCCGCGCCGTCATCGCCCAGACCGGCGGCGACTGGGGCAAAACGATCGCTCGGATCCGCGCGGAGATCGACGGCGCGCCGACCGAGCCGGGAAGTCCTGGAGACGCGGAAAAAAACTGATCATCGCAACCGTAGTGGCCTGCGAGCCGGATAAGTATCTGTGCCACGCATGCAGTTGCGACTCCGATGGCCGCAGTCCGTACGGTGACCGCTGGAAGATTCCTGGCGTCATCGACTCCGACCGTTGTCTACGCAAGCTCGTGACAGCCGAGTCGGCTTTCTTCCTCAGCCTCTATCGGCACTACCAGAACGGATACCTGCCGTTGTCGGGCGGAATGCTCGATCAACCGCACTCGTTCTGCAGGGCGATGGGGATTATCGACGAATGGGTGAGCAAGAGTGGCAGACGCTAAAGCCGGCCTGGTAATTACCGCTGACGACCGCACAGCGTCCGCATTCCAGTCAGTCGGCGGCAAGCTCAACACCTTTCGCACGGAAGCGAATGCCGTCGCTCAGCGCGCTGCGATTGCCTTCGCTGCCGTCGGCGCCGGAGTCACCCTGCTGACGCGACAGCAGATGGCGTTGATCGATGAGCTTGCGAAGTCGAGCGACGCGCTCAGGATCCAGACAAACGAGCTGATCGGCCTGCAGCACGGTGCCGACTTGGCCGGCGTCAGTTCGGATCAACTCGCCACCGCGCTGCAGCGCCAGAACAAGACTCTGTACGATGCGTCGCAAGGCTCGCGGACAGCGACGGACGCGATCGAGCAGCTCGGCCTGAAGACCGAGGACCTGCTCGGCATGGACACGCACGAGCAGTTCCTGACGATCGCTGATGCCATCTCCAAGGTCGAGAACGCCACGACGCAGGCGGGCCTGGCGCAGGCCATCTACGGCCGTTCGGGCCAGGACCTGCTCCCATTCATCAACCAGGGGCGGGACGCGATAGAGGCCTACGCCGACGAGGCGGACCGCCTGGGCCTCTCGATCAGCCGCGTCGACGCCGCGATGGTCGAGCAGGCCAACGATGCGATCACCAGGGCACAGGGGCGCATTGCCGGGCTTGGTCGGGTCATCGCCGTCGAGGTCTCTCCGATCATCGAGGGGCTCGCCAATTACTTCATCCAGGCAACCGGCGACGCGGACACCATGCGTACCCGGGTTCAGGGCGCGCTAGATGGTATTGCGACAGGCGTCGGTCTGGTTGGGGATGCCTTCTATGGCTGGCGCCTGATCTTCGCCGAGCTCTCGCTCGGCCTCGAGACCTTCCGCTCGAGGATCGTCGATCTCGTGACGGACACGTCGACCTCCGGATTCGCCGAGCTGGCAGCCGTCATCACCGGCAACAACGTCCAGTTCCAGATCACGCAGACCATCGCCAGGGCCGCGGCCGACGAGGTCGAGCGCGCCAGGGCGGCGGCCGAAGAACATCTGAACATCTTGCTGGCCTCCGAGAAACCGAGCGAGCGCATAAAGGAGTTGATCGCGGAGTGGCGTGCCGCTTCCGAAGTGACCGCCCAGAACACCGCCGCGATCGCTAGTCGCGCGGCCGCACAGATCGGAACCGTCGACGTCGAGGATCCGGCTGCTACTGCGGCAGCGGAAGCTGCTGCGCGAGTCGCCGAGCAGCAGCGCGTTCAGCTGGAGAACGAGCTCGAGCAGGTCCGCGTCGGCCTGCTGACCCGTGAGCAGGTCGAGATCGAGGCAATCAACCGCCGGCAGCAGATCATTGCCGATGCGCACGCAGCGGATCTGATCGGGTACGAGCGCGCGACGCAGCTCTCGGCCGAGATCTCCAGGCGCGGCCAGGAAGAGCTCACGCGTATTGCCCAGGATGGCATGACCGAGCGGCAGCAGTTCGAAGCGATGAGCATGAAGCAGCGCACCCTGCATACGCTCGGCAGCCTTGCCGCGATGACCGCAGGAACCGCGCAGAGCAACGAGAAGATATTCAAGATCCACAAGGCCGCATCGCTCGCGCATGCGGCTGCGTCGCTGCCGGCGGCGATCATCGAATCATTTCGAAACGCCGGCGGCTGGCCTTGGGGCGCAGTCGCCGCGGCGGGCATGGCAGCCGCCGGCGCCGCACAGATCGCGGCAATCCAGTCGTCGACCTTCGGCGGTGGCACTACACCGTCTTTGGCCGGATCCTCGGGCTCTATTGGTGGGCAACCCGTTCCGGTCACTCCTGCGCTACCTTCCGTCGGCCAGCCGGCCGATCGCCGCGGCGAGATCCGGGTTGAGATATACGGCAACAACTTCAATGGCCCGGGCGGGCGCTCCGATCTCGAGGACCTGTTCAGGGACATCTTCTCGTCGGCAGCAAACGACCGCGACGTGGTGTTTATCTCGCACGAGTCCCGCCAGGCCAGCGTCATCCGGGGCGATTGATCATGCCAGTGATCACCTATGTCGCCGTCGACCGCGGCGAGCTTGTCGGCGGGCACACGGCCTCGACCGAGTACCAGATCGAGACGGACTTCGAACAGTTCCCGCGCCGACGCCTGCACAAGGGCGAGTTCGACGAGACTCTGAACGGAATGGCAGAGGGTTGGCTCGACGCCATCCAGTTCGACTACAACGTCGTCACCGACCTCATTCTGCCGGCCTCGCGTGCGAACTGGGCTGAGTTCTTCTCGTCCGTCGCTAACCGTGAACAGTTCCAAATCGACTTCACCGGCACAATCGCAAGCCCGGGAACCAGCATCGACGTCTGGCTCGTCAATGACACGCTCGACGAGCAGCAGATCGTTCACGTCGGGTACAAATACTCCTTCCAGGTTAAGCGCTGGCCATGAGGCAGGATTCCCCTGGTTCACTCATCGCCCAGCCGAACCGCGATCCTCGCATCGCCGTCGGCATCATCTACCCGACCGGCTCCATCTACATCACCAACCGGACTGAGTATCAAAGCCTCCCCCTCGTCAATCCCGGGTTCGAGAGCGGCAATCTTATCGGCTGGAACTTCTCCGCCGGAGGTTCCATTCAGAGCTCAGGCGGGGGGTATCAAAGCACGTACTATTTGAGCGTCCCGAACGGTTCAGGCGGTCCCAACCACATCGGGGTCCGCATGGACGCGCCTCCGGTGGGTTCGATAATGCGTCTTCGCGCTATGGCGCGCAGAGACGAGAGCAGCTTGCCCTCGACCGCGCAAAGCATTGCCGCAAGGTTCTACGACAGCAGCGACGTTCAGATCGGCATCCGATTTCTGGCCGCTTCTGCGTCGACTAGCGTATCGGGTTGGCAGGAAATCTCTGGCACCGTCACGGTCCCGGCGAGTGCGCGCTACTGGCGTTTCGATTTTGGTGAGGGAACAGGAACAGGAGCCTTCCACTGGGACTCTGCGTCTGCAGACCGATACATCGGCATCGCCAACGTGCCGGGCAACGTCGTGCACGGCTGCCTCAAGGACCTCTCCGCCTCGAGCCAGGAGCTGCACCCAGACCAGGGCCGCTCCACGATCGGCTCGCTTTCGTTTACAGCTGTCGATCTCGACAACGAGATCACCGATGAGATCCGCACCCAGCTCCTGACGAACGACCGAGGTCTCTGCCGACGCGAGGTCCGCGTAATCACCGGGGACACCGACGACTTCGCGGACTGGCAGGACCAGCGCGTTGATACCTATGTCGTCGACGGCGTCGTCCGCAGCGGCCGCTCCTACGTGTTTTCCTGCTCAGACCGCACCCGTGAGCAGAGGGTATCCATCTTCGAGCAGCAGAAGACGCGCCTGTCGGCGACGATCACCGCCACGGCTACGACGATCAGCGTGCTCAGCACTTCCGGCTTCGAGATGCTGGCGCATACGGCGGCGTTCACCGACTCCCCGAGCGCGACTGTGGGTTATTTCCGGATCCGGCAGACGGGCGAGGTCGCCCGGTACACCGGGAAAACGTCCACGAGCTTCACCGGTTGCACGCGTGGCGTCCTGAACACCGTGGCGCAGCCCGTCACTGTCGAGGCGACCGATGACGACCGCAAGCCGGAGGTCGAGGAGGTCATCTACCTCGAGATGCCAGGGCCAGAGATGCTGCACGCCATCCAGACCGGTGTGATTCTCTCGAGCTCGGCCACGCTGCCGCCGCGCTGGCACATGGACATGGACGAGGCCTACGTCGACGGCAATGGCTACGAGGCCATCGGGACGGACCTCTACGACCCGGCGAATCCGGCTGCCGGCTTCGTGCTCCGCTTCCTTCACCTGAAGAAGGAGGACGGAAAGAAATTTGTCGAAGAGCAGATCCATATCCCGATGGGGACCTACCCGACGGTCAACACCTTCGGGGTGCTCGGCATCCGCCGTATTGTTTCACTCGTCTCCGCCTCGTCCCCGCAATTCGTGCTCAACGAGGCGAGCGTCATCGGCCATGGCAACGTCCAGCATTCCCTGTCCCGCGTCATCAACCGGATCATCATCAACTGGAATTTCGACGGCGAAGACTTCACCCGCGCTAACGTCTTCCTGAATAACAACAGCATCGATGTTCACGGTGCATCGAAGCCGCTCACGCTGAATCTGCGCGGCCTCCACGTCTCGAACCACTCTCAGGCGACGATCCAGCGCATTGCCAATTACTTCTTCGAGCGCTACGGCGCGCCGCCGATCGAGGGGGAGATCTCCGTCTCGCGCGTGCTGAACCGGGTCGAGATCGGCGACGTCGGCCAGATCGCCCTGCCGCGCATCCAGGACTTCGCTGGCGCCTCGTACCTGAACCGCGCGATCGAGGTCCAGGGTCGGCATGTGAACTGGAAGACCGGCCGAGTCAGCCTCCGCTACTTTGCGTCGACGGCGCGCACCGTTCCTGACGCCGGCGGCGGCACCGTGGCGGTCCTGCCCGACGGCTACTACACAGGCACCGGTACGAACCTGACGTCTGTCCTGACGATCGTAGGCAATGCCGTTACGACCAACGGCACGATCACTGGAGGCTCCGACGCGCGCACGGCCGTCTTCTACTACAACGGCAATCTGACGATCAACGCCGGCGTCACGGTGACAATCACCGGCAACGTGCAGCTTCGGATCAAAGGCACGCTGACGGTGAACGGCACGATCGACGGGCTCGGGAACGGGCTGGCCGGGCTCACCGATCCGAACTCGGTCAGCGCAGCCATGATCAATTCGACCGACCAGGTCTCTGGTTTCATAGGAGCGGCACGAGGCTCCGCCGGAATGCGCTTCCGGCAGGCGTATGTGGACTCGATCGACCCGCCCATCTCCCGCGGCATCAACTCGTCTGTCCCGCGACTGAGCATTGCTGTCGAGGCAGGAGCGCTCGTGGGCCTTCCGTCTGAGCTCCGCGGTGCTCCTGGCGGCTGGGGTGGCGAGGTATTTGTCCTGCAAAACAACGGCACCACGACTGTCTTGGCGCTCGGCGGGGACGGCGGGGACGGTGGGGCAGGACTCCTTCTTATATGCCGGGGCCTGGCTTTCGGCGTTTCGGGTGAGATTGATCTGAGTGGGGCGCCTGGGTCGGTTGGCGGCACTTATGTCGGCGCGCCGGTTACCTGGAACGCCGGCGGCGGTGGGGGTGGAGCTCCTGGCGCCTTCTACGTGCTGCTCGACGGCGACAACGTGACCTATCCGGACCTCTCAAGCTCGTTCATCGCGAACCAAGGTGCTACGACACAGACTGGCACCCCCATGACCGAGCCTGTCATGACGTCCGCTGGGTTAGCTGCGCTTGGGTTGAACCGGACTGGGATGAATCTAGGCACCCCGGTCGAGGACCGCTGGGAAGCGAACAACCAGATCCACTACGTCCCCTCCGACATCGAGCTCGGCGAGTCCGACGACGAGATCGTGCCGGCGCCGACGGGACTGACCGCAACGGGCGACGTGTTCTCTGGCGTGATCCTGAGCTGGTCTTCTCCGCCAGCCGCTTTGCACGATTACGTCGAAGTGTGGGAAGCAACCACGAACGACCGCACGGGCGCAGTGCTGCTCAGCGCTCGAAAGGCGTCATCGCTCTTCGTGTCCAAAGCATCGGCGGTGACTCGGTACTATTGGATTCGCGCCGTGAAGCAGAGCGGCGGAAGCAGCAGCGGCGTCAGCGCATGGCATCCGTCCGGATCAACCTCAGGCGTGCCGGCCACCTACGGATCGCTTCAGGCGGTTGGCTGGATTCCAGACGCGAACGGAAAGCCGGCTGGCGTGCGCGGCGTCGATGACATTGCTAACAGAAGTCAGCTCTCGCTAGAGAATGGATGGCTACGAATTGTCGCAACTCCAGACAGCGTGGTCGGATACGGGCTGCCAGCGGTTCCGATTGATGAGGACGAAGAGTATCGATTCGTAATCAAGCATCGCTCGTCAGGCTCGTCGGCGGATGGGCTTTTCGTTGCGATGTTCGAGCTTAATCACGATCTGCCCGCAGGTAAGACGCACGCAGGCACCGCTTCAACTGGCGAGGCGATGGTCGAGTCTTACGATAGCAATGTGCTCTTCATCGCGGACGGACCAATGCCGGGCACGACGCCGGTTGTTCAGACATTCACGTATGCGCCAACCGCTGGCACCAAGCACGCGTCTGTCGTCTTTCTCGTCAATAATCCTGCGACGTTGGTGGACTACGAAGTGGCGTGGGTAGCCCTGACCATTCTTGGGAGCAACGTCGATCTACTCCCCGGCGTCAGATCTCCGGGCGCGACTGAGGATCTACTCCCGGAGGCGGCGACGTCGATCTTCAGTGCCTTCGATGCCGGCCCAGTGACCCGGAGTAATTAGTGGCCGCGAATATCCACGACGTGACCCTGCCAGCCGTTGCCGATGGCGATCACATTGTCGTCGTGACGTGTCAGTTCGACGCCAACGTCATCACGGAGGATGCAGCCAACATCGTGCGCGTCGGGTATCAGGGCTACGCTGGCGGCACGACCTACGGAGACTCTATCCACCCACGCCTCGGTCGGCACACGTATACGCTGACAGGAGAGTTCGCGGTGATTCAGCACGCGAGTGGCGGAGGCCAGGCGTTCTTGCATGAGGAGACTCCATTCGGGCCTGGAACGTCCGATGTGGACTACTACGACATGCACATTCAAGCGGTTTTGGTGAGGCGATGAGAACATGGTCCTTCTACGATCAGGAGACTGGAGACATCTCCGGCAAGCGCTTCCGCGCGATCAATGATCGAGTGCTCGCCGCTAACACTCCTACGGGATTCACGGCCATCGAGGGAGCATTCGACCGTTTGTCGCAGCGCGTCGACGTGGAGACCGGCAAGGTCATCGACTACCAGCCGCCAGCACCGGATGACGATCACGAATGGAACGCCACGCGCCGCCGTTGGGTGAAGAAGCCTGAAGTTCTCGCGGCCGAGCGCCGTGACAAGGCGGCGCGAGATCGAATCGCCGAGCTCGAGGCCAGCCAACTCCGTGCGACCCGTGAGCACCTGCTCGATCCGATCGATCCGGCGCCAACTGCCCGCCTGCGCGCGATCGACGACGAGATCAAGACGCTGCGGTCGGACCTGATTCAGGTGCGGGCATGATCGAGCAGCTCATCGATGACCTCAAAACGGATGAGGGTTTCCGACCAGATCCGTATCAATGCTCCGCAGGCTTCTGGACGATCGGCTACGGCAGCCTGATCGACGAGCGCAAGAAGCACCTGATTCCGGAACACGTCGCCGAGGCCTGGCTCGAGCACGACGTCCTCGTCAGGCTGGCCGAGCTCGAGACGAGGTTCCCGTGGCTCACGAATGCGCACCCCGACGTCCGCCGCGCGCTCGGGAACATGGCTTACCAACTCGGTGTCGCTGGCGTCGCGAACTTCAGCAAGATGGTGGCCGCGCTCGAGGTTGGCGATCGCACGACCGCTGCCGAGCACGCGCTCGACTCGAAATGGGCCAAGCAGACACCGCAGCGCGCCGCCCGCGTCGCTGCATTGATCAAGGGTTAAAAGGAGATTGTCATGGCTCTCAAGGGTCAACCATTCAAAAAAATCGGTGCCATCCTCAAGGGCATCGCCCCGACGGCAGTGGCGGCGCTATCCGGACCGTACGCGCCGCTCGCCGCGGGCGTCATCGGGAAGGTCCTCGGAGCCGACAAGACGGACGAGGGCAGCCTCGAGGCTGCGTTGCTGACGGCGGTTAGCGATCCGAATTCCGTCTCGAAGCTCAAGGAGATCGAGGCGCAGATCCTCGCCCAGGAGCAGCAGCTCGAGATCCGATTCGCCGAGCTCGAGGTCGAGGACCGGGCAAGCGCCAGGGCGCGGCAGATTGCCACGAAGGACACAATGCCGGCCCAGGTGTTCTACCTGACATCGCTGGGCTTCTTCGGCGCCCTAGGATTCATGTTCTTCAGGGGCATGCCGGCGAACGGTGGCGAGGCGCTCCTGATCATGCTGGGCTCACTCGGCACGGCTTGGGGCGCGAGCGTCGCGTACTTCGTCGGCAGTTCCGCCGGCTCGAAGCAGAAGACGGACCTTATGGCGGGCAAGCCATGACCGAGGCAGCGGCAGCGCCGAGGAATGACTGGCTGCAAAAGGCATCGATTCCGCTGGCCGCCGGTGTCTGCCTCGCTGCCCTGGGTGGCGTGTTCGGCATGTGGAACTCGGTCACGAAGATCGAAGCGCAGGCTCCGGTCCTCGATCGGCTCGAGCAGCGCGAGGAGCAGTTCCGCTCGTACGAGATAGAGCAGATTCGGCTCGGCCTCCAGGTGTTTGGCAACAAGCTCGACGTGCTCGAGCAGGAACAAGAGGACCTGGACGATCGGGTCCGCGTGCTGGAGCTAAGGCAATGAAAGCAGCATTCCTCGCATTGTGGTCAGGGATCATCTTCGGCGCCGGCGTCTTCTTGATGGCCTTGGCGCAGCAGACCGAGAGCGTCATCGAGATAGGCGAAGAACTCACGGCGGAACAGATTGCAGCACTGCGGGAGGAAGCCGCGGAGCGCGCCAGCAAGCTGCAGGCGGCCTATCGAAGTAACGCGGTCAGGGCGAACTGTATCGCGGAACCGACCGCACGATTCCCTGCCACCGTCGACGGCGAAGCGGTGATGATCGATTGCCTGTTCTGGACGCGCTGGTACGAGAGCGAGCAGGAGCGACTAAGGGAGCAAGCCGAAGCCGCGCCCGCACCATAGCTTGGGTCTACTCGGCCACCTTGCTCGTCAGTTGATTATGTGCTGAACGCAGAACGAGAAGCTCAGGCCTTCGTTCCTGCATTCATTCCACTGAAATGCAGTCCAAAACACTCCGAAGGAAAGTGCAGCCAGCAGTAAGAACACAACCACGGCCTCTTTGAAGCGTCTCATCACTCGCCGCCTCCATTAGACGCCGGCGTGGCGAACTCGACTATCCATGCGATAAGTCGATTCCAGCAGGCTCCGCAAATGTTGTACTTCGCGCACCTGTTCTACCTCGGAGGACCGAACACGAGCGCGGATGGTTGGTCAATACCAACCCCGCAATGAGAACACCTGACCTCCAATGCCATCTCAAGCCGCCTTCCGCTTCTTCGCGGCCGTCGACGTTGGCTTCTTCGATTGCTTCTTCGGCTCGAGTTCACGGCGTAGCGCCTTCACGTCGATCTCCTTGGCGGCCGCGATCGCGAGCAGCCTCTCCGGCTTCTTCCCCTTGTCCGGACCCCAGGTGACGACCTTGAGGTCTTTGACCAGCAGCAAATCGGTGATGGCCCGATCGAGCTGGGAATCGGACATCCTGTCGAAGAGCATCTCGAGCGGCCGCAGCTTCGAAGCAGCAACGCCAGGCTGCCAGAGCTCGGTCAATACCTCTTCATGGTCGTACTCGGCATCCTGTAGGATCATCGCGGCGATCTCCCGCTTCGTCGGCGCCTGGATCGGCGCCAGGGGCTGGACGAGCTTGAACAGGGCAAGTCGGAAGGCCTCCTCGCGCTTCTCCTTCTCATGTGCGGTGTTGACGGGCTTCGGTGCCGCGGCCGCACGCTTCGTCTTCTCCGCGTCCTTGCTCCGAATCAGCCTGTGGACCTCGCCAGTCACGGGATCCTGCAGCAGCGTGATCTCGGCCCCCTTTGCGGCCTTGATCTTTTCGCGCTTGTTGCCGTTCCACCGCTCGGCGCCGACGAGCAGATAGCCGGAGAGGTGCGTGTACTCCTGGACTTCATGCTTCCCGCCGACCACCTTCACGGCGTCCTTGCCGGTAAGCACGGGTTGCCCCGCGTCCATGGCCTTCTGCAGCTGCCTCGAGCCATGCGCCCTGATCTTCGCCTGGAAGCAAACCGGGTCAGTGCAGATGTCTGCACTCTTGACGTCGCCGAAGAGCTCGGGCTGATTCCCGGTCCGCTTTGGGCATGTGCCGCACGGGCCGGCGCCAGCGAGATCCGCATCGTCGACGGGGAAGGGCGCCCCCGCCAGGCGGAGCATGAACTTGTCCTGGATCCATTCGGCGGCGTTGCGATAATTCCACTCGCTTTTGAGAAGCCCCTGCAGCGCTTCGTCCTGCAGCTTCTCGACCGGGATCCGCGCGAGGCAGAGCGCGATTGAAGCGCTGATCTTCCCCTCGTAGAACGCCGCGCGGCCGTTCGACGACAGCGCGAGCAGTTTCATGCGGCCGTACACGTAGCTCCGTGATTTCCCCACCTTGGTGTAGATCTCCTCGATCGGGTGGCCATGCTTGTGCACGAGCTCGTGATAGCCCTCGGCCTCCTGCATCGGGTGAACGTCTGCGCGCTGCAGGTTCTCGATCAGCTGCACCTCGATGACCTGCTCGTCGGTGAGGTCCCGCACAACTGCAGGGATTTCTTCGAGGCTTGCCGCCTTGGCGGCCAGGTAGCGGCGCTCGCCGGCGACGAGCTCGAACCGCGGGCCGCGGAGGGCCTTCAGGTCGCGCACGATGATCGGCTGCAGGACGCCGTGAGTCCGAACGGATTCGGCGAGCTCGGCCATCGCAGCCTTGTCGAACCGTTTGCGGCGGGCCTTCTGGGCCTCGGTATCGGAGACGCCGATCTGCGCGATCGCGATCGACTCGAGTCTGGTGGGAATGGTTTGTTCTTGCATATTGGGTCCTCAGGTGATCAGGCGCGCTTGATGTTCTTGACCATGCCGTCGACGACCTGGTATCCGCCGTCCTCCTTCGTTAGGAAGCCCATAGCGGTCAGGTTGTCGCACTCGCGGTAGACGTTCGGTTTCGCGGTCGGGAAACCGACGCGTTTCAACTCATTGAATGCGGCATTGCCGGCGGTCCGCTGATCGAAGAATCCGTCGACGATCATCAGCGCCACGCGGCCGCGCAACGTCTTCGTGTCGATCTGTATGGTTTCGACGATCTCTTTGACCTCGATCCGGGAGCGCACCGCCAGCAGCTCGAGGATCTGTGGCGCCTCTCTCGCGAGGCGCGTCTTGATCGTTTGGTAGAGCGCTTCTGTATCCATCGGCAGCGGCGCCGCGGGAGCCACCGGCGAGCTCGCGACGGCGGCGTCGACGGCACTCTGGGCTGCCATCCCTTTCTCGACGAAGCGCTCGAGTACTCCGGCCAGGCGATCGATCTTGTTGTGCAGCTCGGTGTCCATGTCTTCTCCTGAAGTCTCTGGTTTTCTCGCGGCGGGCCGCCCCGGCAGGTCCTCGGCGCGCATCGTGCCCATCGCGACCTTGATGGCGTCGTGGCCAGCCCAGGCCGGCACGACGTATGTCT